GGCAGGAATTATAAGTAAGGATTTTGCAAGAAGGGTGTTATTCTCAACAGATGTTGTAGAGGCAGATGAAGCAGGTATTATAAAAGTACATGATACAGATTATGCAGCACAACATCTAACAAATTGTTCACTCATTAACCTAGAGGATATGTTACAAAATGGAACTGTTATAAATGGTGTTAGAATTGATAAGCCTCATAGGTTACTAACAGCCACAACCATAGTAACACAGATACTAACAGCAGTAACAAGTTCTCAATACGGAGGTACTACAATTACATTATCACACTTAGCACCATTTGTAAGAGATAGTAAGCAATATTATTTGAATAAATATCTAAGAAATGGTTTAGATTTAAGTGAAGCAAAGAGATTAGTGGAAATTGATATTAAGAAAGAGATTGAGGATTCAGTACAAACCTTTAATTATCAATTAAATAGTATGGTTAATAGTAATGGTTAAGATTGGCTCGGTATAGTGGAAACACTATATTTGAACGGTGTGAACTTAGAAATCTAAGGTGTGTGATACACGTTTAGGAGTTGTAGGAAATGACAACTTGGTATCACGCTAACAGGGGAAGGATATAATGGTAGTATATGAGGCTATAAATAAGATAAACAATAAGAGATATGTTGGTCAAACAGTAAATTTTGTTAGAAGAAAAAGACAACACGAGGATAGTATAAGGTATGGTAGTGGTTGTTCATATTTTACAAGAGCATTGTCAAAGTATGGTATAGATAATTTTATTTGGAAAATTATTGACTACGCAATTACACAAGAAGAACTTGACGCAAAAGAGAGTTTCTGGATTGAGTTTTTTAACACAACAGATAGTAAATTTGGCTATAATCTAAAAGGTGGTGGGTATAACCCATTCCTAACAGAGAGTGTTAAAAGATCAATAGGAAATTCACAACTGGGCGAGTTAAATCATATGTATGGTAAAACTGGCTCTAACAACCCAACCAGTAAGAAAGTTATTGATATAACAACAAATACCACATATGATAGTGTAAGTGATTTATGTAGAGAAACAGACTTTGAGTTGTCTAAGGTTTGTTGTGTTTGCAGAGGAGAAAGACTTACACACAAAGGACATATATTTCGTTATCTTGATAAAGAGGGAAATATTATAGATAATGGAAATACAACCTCAAATGAAGAAATAAAAACCTATAAGAGTAAACTTTATGCAAAAATAAATAGCATAAAGATACTTGATAAGACCAATGATGTTGTTTATAGTAGCTTAATAGAAGCCGTTGGCAGACGGTATATTTCTAGTCTGTCAAGAAAATTAAGACAATGTGGTGGAAAATGTAAATACCACAACATTGATTGGGAAATTATATCCTAATCCTGTGCTAAGTCTGTGAAAACAGAAAAGTGCAACGACTATCGAAAGTGTACCTAATAACTTATTAGGGAGTAAATGAGTAGAGTAGGATGTAGGTGAAAATCCAACATCCGAAGCGCACCGCACCTAAGTCAGAAATGATATGGTGAAGATATAGTCTACGGATTGATGGAATCCGCAATGTCCATTCACCTCTGTATTTATGTATATAAATGAAACAGAGGAATATAAAGAAGAACTTGTAATGCTAATTGAGGAGTTTTTCAAACAACGAATTGTTGGTATGAAAAATAGAGCAGGAGAATTTGTATCACAAGCATTTCCAAAACTATTATATGTACTTGATGATAATAATATAACTGAGGATTCAGAATATTACTATCTAACAAGACTAGCTGCCGAATGTACCGCTAGGAGAATGGTTCCAGACTACATTTCTGCTAAAATTATGAAAAGGTATAAAGGAGATGTTTATGGTTGTATGGGGTGTCGCAGCTTCTTAACCACAGACAGAACCACAGAAAATGTAGCAAATGCAGGAAATTGGGTTAGAGGTCATAAATATTGGGGTAGAGCAAATTTAGGTGTTGTTACATTAAATTTACCAGATATTGCATTATCATCTGGCGGTGATTTTGATCTATTCTGGGAATTATTTGAGGAGAGAACAGAATTATGTCATAAGGCACATAGAACGAGAATTGATTATATTAAAAATACATTAGCAGATGAAGCACCAATCATGTGGATGGATGGCGCAATAGCAAGACTAAAGTCTGGTGAGAAGATTGGTAAGCTATTTACTGGTGGATATTTCACCTGTTCACTTGGATATGCTGGGTTGTATGAATGTGTTAAATATATGACTGGACATTCTCATACGGATGGAGATATTGGGGAGAAATTTGGTCTTGAGGTTATGCAGAAGTTGAATGATAAGTGTAACCAATGGAAAGAAGAGGAAGATATTGACTACTCACCATATGGGACACCGATGGAAAATTGTGTATATAAATTTGCATCCTCTCTAAAGAAGAGATTCGGTGTAATTGATGGTATTACAGATAGGAATTATATAACTAATTCATACCATGTATTTGTTGGTGAGGAGATTGATCCATTTAGTAAACTTGGAATTGAGGCAAAGTTTCAAAAACTAAGTACAGGTGGAAGTGTAAATTATGTAGAAGCACCAAATATGACAAGAAACATTGAAGCACTTCTACAAGTAATTAAGTATATTTATCACACAAATATGTATGCAGAGATTAACACAAAACTGGATTTTTGTATGGAATGTGGTTTTGAAGGTGAGTTGGAGATTATAGATAAGGATGGTCGATTAGGTTGGAGATGCCCTAATTGTGGTAATGAAAACACAAGAACATTAAGAGCAGTTCGCCGTGTATGTGGGTATATAAGTACAAACTTTTTTAATCAAGGTCGTACTCAAGAAATTAAAGAGAGGTATGTGCATTTAGATGACCATGAGATACGCTAGTATTAGAGATTTAGATATTAGTAATGGAGAAGGAATTGGTGTAGCCCTGTTTGTGCAGGGCTGCAAATTCCATTGTAAAAATTGTTTTAACCAAGTAACATGGGATTTTCAAGGTGGTAAAGAATTTACACAACAAGTTAGAGAAGGTTTTCTGAAGCTAATTCAAAGACCATTTATACAAAGAGTATCAATACTTGGTGGAGAACCACTAGAGGATGAAAATTATCGAGATGTAATAGACTTACTAAAAACCATTGACAATGTTGAAAAATGGGTGTATACTGGATATAGAAAAGAAGAGTTAATGTATTTTGGAAAGCATGAGGTGTTCAAGTATGCAGACGTAATAGTTGATGGTAGATACATAGATGAGTTAAGAGATCTAAATCTAAAATTTAGAGGAAGTTCAAATCAGAGGATTTTACGAAAGGGTGTTGATTTCTAAATGCGTAAATTTGAAGTAGTGACAGGATATGAAGAAGTAGCAAAGCTACCAAAGCGTAGTACAAAACATTCGGCAGGATATGATTTCCATACAACAAACTCACTCCCTGTTCTGATTCTTCCACAGAAGACAGTGGTATTTGATACTGGAATTAAGGTATCTATGGAATCAGATGAGGTCTTGCTAATGCACATTAGGAGTTCTATTGGGATTAAGCGTGGGCTTATCCTATCAAATTGCACAGGCGTCATTGATGCAGACTACTACAATAATCCAGACAATGAAGGTCATATCAGAATTGCATTAACAAATATTGGAGATGTGGCACAAACAATTAAGCCACAGGAGAAGGTTGCACAGGGTATTTTTATGAAATATCTTGTAGCAGATGATGATAACCCAACTGGAACAAGAGTTGGTGGAATTGGGAGTACAGGAAAATGAGTCTAAAACCGCTTTTTAAGATTTTTGCAGCAGTAGTATTGTTTTCAACAATGTTTTCTGAGCCAACAGAAATCAATTACCTTCATGGAATCATAAATCTGGTGGCTATTAGTATTTTTATGCAGGAGGACAACAAATGAAATTCATAAGTGGGCGATTAGTTGAGTTTATTTATAATGGAGCAACATTTATTGGAATGGTTACAAGAGGAGGAATCCAAACAGAGAATTTCTTTGTTGATTTTAATTCAATAAAGCCACTAAAAATTTGGGACAAGGAATCTAGTTTCTACTGTCTCAATAAGGTAAAGAATGAGATCAAACCTATATATCAATACAATGATTGGGAGAAAGTTGAAGTAGATACACCAATTACACTTGTTTCAGTAGATGGGTCTAAACATTATGCACACTTTGCTAAATGGGAAGATAATAAAATTCATTTGTGGACTGGTGGTAGAACCTCACATACAACATATACAACATGGATTACAAATGAGAGTGATTGGAAAGAGGTTATTGTGGGTGATGGTAAATGAATATACCAGTATATATGATTCTTACAGCAATAATGTGTCTTGGAAGTGAGTTAGTTTCTGGATTAGCAGCACTTGGGCTTATATTATTGGGTATTGAGGATTTGTTTGAGATAACAAGTAAGGGGGTTGAAAGATGAAACTATATGATATTCTGGATAAGAGGATTCAAATATCAGACTTGTGTGAGTTTGACAGAATAAACCTGATATTGTCATGGTTGCAGCAACATGACCTAACTAAGGTTAGATTTAGAGATGTTGTAGGAACTGAGTTTTATGTAATGTTCTATGAGAAGGGTAATCTCTTCCTAGAGCCAACATACTATAGAAATGAAAGAGAGGCAGTACAGCTTAGAGTACCAGTAACAGATTTATTAAATTATGAGGTGATGTAGAAATGAAATTAGTAGAGCCGAAAGTAGAGGTGTTGTTCGCCCCAAAATATTCAGAAGCGATGAACCTATTAGAGGTGGCAATTAGAAATTGTTATGATAGTTTAGACAGTATTTGTCATGGTAGTGCAGAAAAGATTATATCTCATATAATCAAGAATAACCATCACAGTATGTTGGAATTTCTAAATGTAACTGTTAGAATTACAACAAGTAGGAATGTTCTTGCACAATTATCTCGCCATAGACATATTACAATGGCTGTCAATTCTCAAAGGTATATAAACTACTCCAAGAATAAGTACAATAAGGAACTATCATTTATTGTACCAGAAGATTTGGATGATGTTCAATATCTAACATGGCGTGCTGCCTGTCAACAAGCAGAAGATTCCTATATGGAACTCATAGAGAAGTATCATAAATCAACTGATACTGCTCGTTCTGTATTGCCTAATTGCACGGCTACAACGATTGTAATGACGGCAAATATAAGAGAGTGGAGACATATCCTAGAATTGCGTTGTGATAAGCACGCAAGTCCAGATATGCGGAAGATTGCAAAGATGTTACTGAAAGAGTTATATTTGCAATATCCAATCCTATTCAAAGATTTAATGACTAAGTTTAAGTAATTTTTAATGGGGGAGAGGGATTGACATACTCTCCCTTATTTAGTATAATAGATACAGGAGTTGATGAGATTGGATTGTTTATTGAAAAATGCCTGTAAATATGCAGATACAGAGGAGTGCAATCCAAACTGTATCATACACAAAGAATTTTACTACTTGCTAGAATCTAGTAATGTACCTAGAAACTTTTGGGAGAACAAACAGTTATACCCAACAGAACAGGATCTAAAAGCATTTGAAACATTGAGTGCTATAAAAAATGATATTCAAGAATTTGTTAATGCTGGTAGATTCCTATATATTTATGGGGGTTGTGGTTGTGGAAAGACAGAATTTTCCATTAAGATACTGAAATCATTCTTAGCACAAAAATGTGTTGGTAATAGATTCAAGGATTTAGCCATGTTCTCATATTTTCCAAATCTTGTTATACAATCAAAAAACTTTGATAACAAGGAAGAGGTAAATAATATAATGGAATCTACAATGACACGGGAATTACTTATACTTGATGATATTGCCATCACAACAAAGGTTAGTGAGTATGATATGTTTGTATTAAACACCGTAATTGACGCACGCTATAGTAACAAATTATCAACTATACTAACTTCAAATATACCACCAGAACACCTGTCACGATATTATGATGCAAGAATTGTTGATAGGATTCTATCTGATATTGTTATTCATATTAGTGGTGGAAGTAGAAGAGATTACACAAATGAGTATAGGAGGTGCAGTAATTGAGTATCGCAGAAAACCAGTTGTTAAACATAGTTCTTGAAACTAAAGATTACTCACCTCTTGCGGACAATAATGTTACTGAGGAATATTTCGTTGCAAATAAGGAAGAGTATGGGTTTATTACCTCATTTTATGAGAAGTATGGGTGTATTCCTGATAAAGAATCATTCACCTCACAATTCCCAAAATATGAGTATTTCAAGGTATCACAATCAATAAAATCTATTGTAGACACCTTGAGAGAGGAAATGTTATTTCGTAGGGCTGTGACATTACTCAATGAATCTAGTGGTATTTTTGAGAAAGATAGTAGAAAAGGTGCAGAATTTCTACTTGAAAATATGGATAAACTACGAATTGAGGATGATTTTGATGCAGTAGACATTATTCATAATACATCAAGATATGATGAATGGGAAGAAAAGAAGAAGAATCCAGAAAAATCATTTATCCCATTACCATTCCCAGAAATGAAAGATACGTTATTTGGATTTGCTAAAGGTGAGGAACTATTCATATGGTTGGCTAAATCAGGAGTTGGTAAGAGTCAAATCTTAGCACTATGCACAGAAGCAGCAAGTAGAAATGGATATAGGGTTGGAGTAATATCCCCAGAGTTATCCTCAAGTACATTCGGTTATAGGTTTGATAGTGCAAGAAGTCACCTATCCAATTCCGCTATGTCAAGGGGATTATTTATGAATGGGTATGGAGAGTATATAAAACAGTTATCCACATCAGATGAACACGTTTTTATTGCAGATTCTACTCATTTTCATGGAGAAATTACAGTACAGACTTGCGAAAATTTTATTTTAGCAAAAAGACTTGACATTCTCCTAGTAGATGATGTATCATATATAACAGTACCGAACGCAACAAGGATGCAGACAACAGAGAGGATTGGAAGAGTATGTAGAGGATTATTCAATATAAGTGCAAAACATGGGATTCCAGTTGTAGCTACTATACAAGCAAGACGTAGAAGTAGCGGCGAAAGTAAGGATGGAGATGATGTACTAGATAGTGAATCAATTTTCAATTCATACATGGTAACTCAACAATCAACAAGAATTGTTTCTATCAACAGATGTGGAGAGGGGCTAAAATTTTATGTAGCAAAAAATCGTTATGGCAGCACAGGTAAAGATTTTGTATACTCACTAGATATGGATAAAATGCACTTTACATATTGTCCTAGTGAGGAAGATGTTGAAGAGGATGAGGAGTTGCAAGAAGTCAAGGAGGGATTACGTCATGCTTTTTGAATATGTTGCTTGTTTTGTTATAGGGGTAGCAGTAGTTCTCATCTTGTGGGAGGAGTTCAAATGAAGAATAAACTTTGGGGCAGGGTTTTCTACAAAAGTAGAGATCTACCACACAAGGCAAAAGGAAATAAGTATGCTACAATAGAAGTAACACCACAATCAATATTTGAGTTTTTGTGTTATAGGCTTTTTGGAGGAAATAAAAATGAAAGCAAGGATGTACGCAGTCATAAACCAAACAAACGGAAAAGTTTACGAGGATAAACTATATAAGAGCCAACATAGGGCTAATGTAGTAAAACACATTAGGAATATGACATCTCGTGATCATTACCATACAGAATGGATCGAGGTGGATATTTCAGAACCGCTATATCAAGTGTGTATTGATAAGAAACTATATTCACACAACCTCATCCATGCAGGGCAAATTGAGGATATGGTTGACGTTTTATATAGTGATTTGAATATGGATGTAGATTTTAATGAAATGGAGATCATATGAAAACACTTATTATGACAATTATCTCATTTGTTATGTTTGTAACACCATGTTTTGCAGGAAGTTTTACAGTTGTGGCAAATGAACCACCAGTTGTAACATTCCTCTATAATGATGAAATCCATGTGAGTGGTGATCTGTACCAGTTTTATACAATCAACAGAAATACAGAGATGGAAACAAACGTAGTGTTGTGTGTAATTGCCAATAAAAGAACACATGAATATGTGTTGGCAGGAGGAATGGTTGAACTTCCAGGTGGGGTAAGAAAATCAACACAAGGAGATTCAAAAGTATACATCTACCAAAATGGTAGTATAGTAGATAAGATTATCAAGATGATTGATGGGAGGACGATTTAATGATTAACTTTCTAAAGGGTATTTTAGCACTGATTATTTTGAGCATGATTGCTTGTGTACCACTTGCAGTAGCTTGTGCAGTTATCAAAGTTATTTTCTTTATGTAATTAGAGGAGGACAAAATGAGTTACAATAAGAGTTATCAACACGTTGAGCGTGTGGGCAAGGATGAGGTTGAGGGGATTCTCAATGGAACTTGTTATGTAATGCCAAAACTCGATGGGACAAATGGAGTTGTGTGGTATGATGGGGACACAATTCATTGTGGAAGCCGTAATCGTGAGGTTTCTGTAAATAGTGATAATCAGGGTTTCATGAACTACATTATCAAAGATCAGCGATTCTGGGACTTCTTCAAGAGACATCCAGACCTCACACTGTATGGCGAGTGGTTGAAGCCTCACGCAATTAAGCATTACGAAAATGACGCATGGGACAAGTTCTATGTATTTGATGTAATGCGTGGTGACACATATCTGCGCTTTGAGGATTACAAGAATATTCTTGACAATTTTCAGATTGATTATGTACCTGTTATGGCAGTTCTTAATAGTCCATCTGAGGAGAAGATTTGTGAACTTGCAGAAAAGGCTACATATCTTTGCAAGCCAGATACAATCGGTGAAGGTGTTGTAGTACACAATTATGACTTCTACAATAAGTATGGTCGACAGACGTGGGCTAAAGTTGTAAATCAGAAGTTTAAGGAAACCAAAAAGGAAGCCTACGGGATTGTTGATTGTGTAGAGGAGATTATTGTCAAGGAGTTCCTCACACCAGAGGAGATCGAGAAGGAAAAGTGCAAGATTGAGGATTTTGACAATAAGAAGATTGGAGAACTTATGGGGCGTGTATATCACGAATTTATTCGGGATAACATGAACGATATTATCAAGAAGCATAAGAATCCCACAATTAGGTTCAAGGTTCTCAATGGATGTGTTTGTAAAGCAGTAAGGGAGCATCTGAAACTGTGATAGAAGTTGCAAATCAAATTGTATTTGCAAGAGTGGTAGATATTCTATATAGAGTAAAACGGGAGACAGGTTATCTTAGAGATATTAAACTCAATGGAGACAAGGCACTGATAACCTGTCCTTGCCACTCTAATGGAAATGAAAACTCACCATCTTGTATTATCAATTTCAATAAGACAGATAAGTTTAATGCAGGTGACTCAAAATGTTTTGCTTGTGGTTGGACTGGAAGTCTTGCTAACCTTATTGGGCGATGTTTTCATGAAAATGAAATCTGGGGAACGAAATGGATTCTTGAAAACTATGGTGGAAGTGAAATACAAAATAGGGGATCTATGATTAAAGTGCCTATGAGAGTTAAAACACAAGAAGTAGCTTGTAAGGATGATTTAGACTCATACCGTTATATACATCCATATATGTATAAACGTCATTTAACAGATGATATTATCAATATGTTTGATATAGGGTATGATGGTAAAAACATTACATTTCCAATAAAAGGAAAGAGTGGAGATGTGTTATTTGTAGCAAAGAGAAGTGTTAGTGAGAAGAAGTTTTATATTCCACCTAATGTGGAAAAACCACTTTGCTACTTATATGAAGCACAGAAGCATTTCCCAAATTCACAGGAGATTTATGTTGTAGAATCACTATTTAATGCTCTAACTTTGTATAAATATGGTTATCCTGCAATAGCACTTCTAGGAACTGGTACAAAAGAACAAATAGAAATGCTAGAGGAATTACCATATAGGCGCATAATTGTGGCTCTTGACAATGACGAAGCAGGTGATGTTGGGTATCTCAAGATAAGAAATAAAATAAGAGATAAGTTTGTTATTCGACTAAAACTAAAAGAGCATGGAAAAGATATAAATGATTTTGGAGATTTAGCATTGGAGGATTTTAGGGAATGTATACATATTTCATGAAACTAAGAACAAATAAACAAAAAGCAAAATTTCTGTTGGCTATGATTCCTGCCATGTTTGCATATGGAATTTATGGAATTGGGTATACAATAGAGAGTTTTGCACTATGGATAGATAATATTCTAGTGGATTTTGTAGAAAATGACTATTGACACAGAGAAAATTTTGTAGTATAATAAGTATATCAAATAAAGAGAGGAATGATATTTAATGGCACGAAAGAGTTTTACACAAGCACAAGAGGACATGAACAACAATCAGGGAGGTTACACACAGAATTTCTACCTAAAGAATGAGAAGGATTCAGCATTTATCAGATTCCTGTTTGATAATCTGGATGATGTACCTATTCTAAGTGTTCACAATGTAGCACTTACAAGTAAGTCAGGAACAACGTACTATGCACAGGTTGATTGCATAGGAGATGGATGCCCATTCTGTAAGCACGCTACTAAGTCAACACCATTTAGTCCTGCGCGAGATATGGGGTATATGCCACTCCTGCAAATTTACAACGAAAACGGGGAATATGAACCTACATTTAAGGTATTCAATCGTAGTGTGTCGTGGATGTCAAATACACTTGTAGGGTTTGAATCACGATATGGTCTTGATAGTATCATTGAAATTGAGACTACTGGGCAGAAGAAGAAGAAAACATATAATCTCTATCCTGCCATGAAGGGATTTCGTGGACAGGAACTTCCAGAACTCCCACCACTTGATAAACTTCTTGATGATTTTGAAGTCACAGAAGAGTCAATTACAAATGGGGTTCGTTCATGGACAGCCGAGGAGATGATTCAGTATATGGAAACAGGAGATATTGGCAGTAATGATACAACAGAAGAAGAGGAGCGACCTGTAACAAGACGTACAAGTAGGGGCTTTTAATTAACCAGTGAGAGTGGGGGATAAACAAAATAAGGTTTATCCCCTTTTATATTAAGGAGGAGTTATGGTTAGATGAAAAAGAGGAGTAAAATTCGTGGAGTTGATATTAGTGGTAAAAGATTCCATAAACTTAAAGCAATTAAAGTTGTAGGTTATGATAAACAAAATTATGAAATTTGGCACTGTAAATGTGATTGTGGCAATACTTGTGATGTTAATATAAAAAACTTAATTCATGATCACACAAAATCTTGTGGGTGCTTAAAAATGGAAGCACTTTTGAGAAGAAGTACAAGCCACGGTATGTCACATACTAAATTTTATGATATTTATTGTGCTATATTTCAGAGGTGTAATAATCCTCAAAATAAGAGATATGAAGACTATGGTGGTCGAGGAATAAAACTTCTGTGGAAATCTTTTGAAGAGTTTAAGGATGATATGTATGAAAGTTATTTAGAGCATCAAAAATTAAATGTAGGGAGAAATACAACCCTTGACAGGGTAGATAATGATGGAGATTATTGTAAAGAAAACTGTAAGTGGGTAACATATAAAAAGCAGAATAGGAATAAGAGAAATAATCACTATGTTACAATAAATGGCGAGACACATATAATGGCAGATTGGGTTCGTATATTAAATGCAAACTACTCTTCTGTTAAACAAAAAATTCGCAGGGGTATGGGTGATGTTGAAGCATTACTTACAAGTATAAAGGGAGCAAAAAATAATGGGTCATCTGTTTAATATTCCAACAAGGAAAGAACAAGATATATTTGAGATTATTAAGAAGTCAAACACATATGAGTTACCTAAAATAAATATAAGAGGAACATCATTAGCAGATAGAATAAAAACTATTGAGGAAAATATAATACACCATGACCACCTACTGTTAAATACTGACGAGATGTTTGAAAACTATATGACTAAAGCATTGAAAAGTACATACTGTGCTTTGGACTGCGAGACACATGGTTTGGAGTTTAATCAACAAAAAAAGATTGTTGGTCTATGTATTATGAGTGATAATCAAGAACCTGCATATGTTCCAGTAGGGCATATTGATAATATTACAGAGGAACTTGAAACAAAACAGGTATCAATGGAATGTCTAAAAACACAACTATTGAGACTATTTAATTCAAGTGTAAAACTAATTTATCATAATTATTATTATGACGCAGTTGTTTTATATTTTGTATGTGGAGTTATACCGCCAATTTATCAAGATACACTTATTATTTCCCATTATCTTAATGAAAACGAATCACATAGCTTGAAAGATTTGTATATGAAGTATATTCTTGAAAAAGAGGGAGAGGTTGACAAATTCTCTGAGTTATTTAATGGGATTCCATTTTGTAATATACCATCTCATATTGGCGCAAATTATGCAGCACAGGATTCTAAAATGACAATGGATGTGTTTAAGTTCTTCTTACCCTTCGTAACTAAGGGAACACCAGAATGTGAAGAATACAAGCTAGAGAAGATTTCAGATTTGCTATATGATGTAGAAATCCCACTTTTGCCAATTCTTGTTGACATGAAGATTCGTGGAATTGAATTTGATTTTAAG